CGCATCGACACCACAGGATTCCCTAAAGTTTCCCGTGGAAAACGTCTTATCGACGTTGACCTTCAGCCCACAGTATGTGAGCATTTTACAGAGAGACTCGCAGACGTCCGCGGGGACAATGATATCGTCCCCGAAGACCGAGACTAGATGTGAGGCCTCCTTTATGCGAGCGTCCGTTATGCGCCACCCTCTCGCGAGGATGGTCATGGCGATCGCTATGGACGCATAAATCAGTGTCTGCACCGGAAAGGTGCAGGCAGAGCCCATGCAGCCAAACTTCTTCAGGCGGATAAACTGCCCAAGATGAGGTCTGACTTCATTTCGGAGCCATCTCGTGCGACTGGCGAATAGGCGATATAGAAGCGGTCGATTCGACCGCAACATACGTTCTACAAGCCAACACGAAAGGCGATCAGAAGCGGAAGAAAGGTCGATAGTGGCAACATTGCCAAATTCCGACCCCCAAACTGCAAGTTTCTGGTTACGAAGTTGTGAACGAAAGTCCACCGCTCCGTGCACCAATGATTCCGGCAGTCTCGCTTCCAGCTGATTCCATATCAGCTGCTGTACCCATTGATGTTCGACAGGTTCCGCGGCGATAAGCCTTGGACTTTTCATAGTCTTTGGGACAGTAATCAGTCTAGAAGGAGATTCGTTATAGCTCCTTCTAAACATTTCCGGGTTATGACGGGCGGACTCCCCCAAGTCGGGGGTAGCATACCTATCATAAGGGAAGGTCTGTTCTAATTTCTCCGACCACTCTGGAAAGACGTATTTCCACACGCCTTTCTTAAGGTTGGAGACCACACCTGGCCCATGCTTCGGTAGTTCCGATGACCTCTCTATATCGAAGTCACCGTAACTAGAGAACACGGAATCAGCTACTCGCTGAACCGCGTCGACTTCTCCTTCTGAGACGATGTACTTAGTATGTATCTCGTCCCAGTCAAGAAAAAGTCCCTGCAACTTTTCGGATTGTCCGCGCATGTGGTCAGTGAGACCACACCGAGGATGATCGTCAAAATCAAGCGTATCGCCATCCCAAGATAAGGTGGCTTTTCGCATGGCAGTCTCGATCTGGATGAAGTCTTTGACTTCATTCGTGATCCTCCAATTTTCGCATTCCAGGCGCAATTTCTTACACCCAGAATACAGTTGGTGAAGTGCTTTGATACACTCCACACTTGGAGCTAC